AAGATCTTTACCAAGACCTTCTTCAAAAGAAGCCGAGAGCGGAAAAACGCTTATAGTAAAATTCTGTGGTGTTGGTTGGCCGCCATATACATCTGTCAAAGATAATTGACACTGAAAAGAGTTGTCATTAATGTCTATACTTCCTGATTTCCACAAATTATCAATATCAGATAGATCAAAATGAACTAAAATTCTAGAAATTTCATTTGTTACGCCTGATGAGTCAGGTGCCAAATCATGCAACTTAAATAAGTCGAGCGTTCCTGCCAAACCTACGTTACCTGATACTTTAGATTTTGCACTAATTACTTTGTTGGTGATGTATGTGTCTTTTTTAGTCTTGATGTTTTTATACATTGGACACCGCTTTGCCTATGATATTAATGTCAGGAAATCTAACTTCAAAGATTCCGCCTTCTGTCGGATAGATAATTTGGTTTTTTGTATTACTCCTGACGTCAAAAACAATCTCAGAATACGATCTATTTGTTACAATACCAGCTAAATTTCTTATAACAACAGATTCAACGCCAATTACACCTTGTTGTGCATATATCGTACTGACAATATCAGATTTTACTATTGGCTGATTTATGTGAAAGTTTGTTGAATTAAGCTGTAATTGCAAAGACTCGATGATCGTTTTGATCAATATTGTTTTGTTGTATGACGGATCAGCAACAACTTGAAAGAATACTTCAAGATTAATAACTTCCGCATCAAGAATGTCAATAGCGTCTGATATCATTCGGTAAGAATTTAAGTAACGCTTAAGATTAATTTTAAGTGTATCAGGAGACGGAATTAAAACGCCTGATGGTGTTCTAGAGATAACATGCAACCTTGAAGCAAGTGGATTATTGGGATTGTTAGAAACAGATGCTCTAAATACTCTACCAAAGTTTGACGGCATCGTGTAGACTCTTGCAAGTAAGTCTTCTTTAGTTACTATTCGCTCTTGAGCGCTCTTTAACGCAGGAACCAGTGCTAGAATTTCGTCATTTGTGGGTGCGTCTTCACCTCCTGTTGCAGGCGTCGGATTAAAGACTTCTATTCCATTCTTGACTTGTGTTTGCAGCTCAATAGGTGGATTCTCGGGAAATTCAATTTCAATAAAATTAATTGTTTTTATATTGCCTGGCGGGACGTTGTGTAGTAATCCGCCACCATGTCTGTATATTACTGTTAAAGATGCATTAGCAGGCCCTACGCCCAATGTTGATGTTTGAAGTAAACGCTGAGGATTAACAGCTCGACGTGAAAAAGTCTGTGTATATCTTAAAGGAATCGCAAACTCTGAGGGATCAGGAATTGCATCGTCATCAAGCGAATCTGCGGTACCACCTCCAAAAGTTAAAGTAACAGCTTTATTTGTTATTGAAACTTGCTTTGTATATCTGTAAGGTGCGGGAACAACTTTTAACGAGTCCTTTACCAAACTACTGTCAATAGCAGACGTGTTTAGCGTATTTTTATAGACAACATCATGGGTTAAATTCTCAACTTCATAATAGATGTTTCCCTTGCTATCTATCACCGACAGTATGTTTGAAACATCAGGTAATGACAGCGTAATAGTTTTAAAAGGTTGAAATTCACCAATCTGAAATGTTTCTGAGGTCTGCACACCTGAAATACACAGACCTGAAGCTTTTAATATTCTTGTCGCAACAGTCCCAGCAATTCTTCTGCCAATGGTTACATCAACTGCAGGATTCAACTCTATGACGCCTGTATCAGGATTGGATTGCCAGAAATCAACATTTTCTATAAGCGTAAATCGTGTTCCGTTGTCAGCTTGCAAAACTGTGTTTGCAACGATTGTTGCCAAGAGATCGGTCCTTGGAGGAGGCGCGTCTGTGCCATCATCCGCAACAGGAACTTCAATATAAAAATCAACTTGAGTAATTGCCGGTGCTGCGCCTGTTATCTGTAAGCCTGCGTTCTTTATGATCTGTTCAATATTTTTAGCCTCAATAACAGTATCGAAATTGAGCTCTCCATAAAGATGATCTAAATAGAAGGACAAGTTATCACCAACATAAGCTGCCATATCTAAAAACAGACCACCTACAGATGATTCAGAAAAATCTTTAATTTTATCTGGGTAATATTGTCTAGCGTATTCTAACAGCACACTTCTAAAGCTATCAAAGTCCCTAGCTAAATAGTTTCTCTGTCTAACAGATTTGAGGGCTTGTGTATTATTAATAAGTGCCATTTTTACCTAAATTTCTCAGCATAATTAGATCTAACTTTATATTACATATAAAACAATTTGTAGAGATCTATCATTGTCTTCAAGCGAGGGTATTCTATACAATATGTTAATTTTAATTACCCCCGTATTTTTGTTCTCGGTTCTATCAGTAGAAGACTCAAAAGTGCTTAAAGTCACAAATGGCATCCATTTATCAACTGCAACTTTAATCCGTTCTATAGCTTCTGTGTCAAAATCTTCTTGACTAGTAAACTCTGCTGTAAGCGGCTTTAGGTTGGCACCAAAGTCATATAGCCCTAATCTTTCGCCCCAATTTGTTAGAAGTAAATTTTTTAAGTTGTCAGAAAACTGATCTGATAAAGAAAAGTTCATTGACAAGATACCCTCACTTGAATTACCGAGCTGCAAAGGTGTCTTTATTCCATACGGAATTTTTGAAGCCTTGGCTGCTGCGTCATCTTGACTCTTCCTCGTCTTACCTACATTTTTAAAACTGTAGACTGCCATATTATCCTAATTATCATAACGAAAAATTAATCGAATCATTCCTTAGACTTTCGATTACACAATAAACTTAGCTGCTTCAATTACATAAAGCAGTCGGCGGCCGGCGCTAAATTGAATGGCGGCAGCGCCTTGAGTGCCTTGACTAAAAATTTTCTTTAGAATTTGGCCGCCGGCCGCGTGGCCGTCGGTGGAAGCATCTGCAACTTTATTTAGATTCCAGAAAAAACGGCTAGGCATAAATGCAGTTGGTGAGTAACTTTTTTTCGCCACCTTCGGCGTCGCTTCAGGATCAGGATCCTGAGGCGGGTTACCTGTATCAGACTGCCCGCCCTCGACTGCGTCAAAATATGTGTCACTATTCGGATCAAAGTCACTGATACAAACAATAACATGTTCAGGAGAACCAATTATAAGCACGTCCCCCGGAGCGAGCACACACATCTTCCCCTTAGACTTCCCGGGCTCATATTTAAGCGCGGCGCGACTTAATCCAATTTGGATAAAAGCAGAAATCGCAGATCCAACTAGATATTCATCCGTGAAATAATTTTTTACCACTACAGCAGGACCAAGCGCCTTCCCAACAGCGCCTGCTTTAATAGGGTCCGGTGTTTCTATATGTACAGTAGAATTTGTGGATCCTCCATCGGCGGCCGTGAGCTCGCCGCCGTACTTTTTTATGTTAGTTAACCACCCATTATTTTTAGGATTAAAATGATAAGTTGCTCCTGCTGCAGCGTAGCAGGCTCTTGCAAATATACCGCAGCTCGACATACCTTTTGCATTTGCTTGTGCCTGCTGTTGGTTGCGCGTGAACTCTGCTGGAAAGAGAAATTCTGCGTATGCTGCGCTCTGACCACTAAAAGATAATCCTGCGCCTTCAAGTGCTTTGGCAACAATGGCGCCGGCTCCGAGTTCCGCGGGAGTAAGATATTTGACGTCTTCTTTGCCCTGTGCAGGGTCTGCCGGAAGGTCGTAACCTCGAGGTGCAAATGGATCCGCGACCTCGGCCGATTGCGGTAGCGGTGTCGGCGGCGGAGGTGGTGGCGCCGGGATTGCAGGCTTAAGCCAAGGCGGGTAGACGTCTTCACTAGGAAGATCTGGAAGTTCTACGTCATCTTTCGTTGGATCTGGCATTGTTCAACCTCCCCCGTTTTTTTCTTTTTCTTTATACTCTTTTGTACCCACTATTAACTGCTTATTTTTTAATGCTTTAATTGCTTCGAGGTTACTTGGGTCACTTTTAGCTTTTTCTTTCAACGTTTCTATATCATATTTGCCGAATTTTTCGTTGTTTTGACCTTGTTTTAGCAACGTTTCTTCATTCGCCATGCCGAACGCTTGCTCCAGGTCACCCCACGTGCCAGCAATCATAGGATCTAATTCAGACGCATAATCATCATTAGCTTCGCTTCCCCTCGGTTCATAGACTTCTCCTGCCGAGGGATCGGTATTACCCAGAGGTTTACCTAACTTAAGTGCATGTCTCCACGGATCATTAAATGCTGCTCCCAGCGGCGGATTTGTAAAAGTAATGTAATCTCCTGGGTTGTGATCGCCGCCTGTATAAATTTTTTGTTTTTCATTAACCAAGTAATTATCTGTGGCGGCCGCGGCGGGGGTGTAGTCTGCTATCAAGCCAGATTTAACTTCAGTTTCTGGTTTATTGGTCTCGCCGCCGCCGCCAGCCATCAGACCAACTAGACCGCTTTTGCTAGTTCCTATTGTGTTGGCCATTGCGTGAAAAACACACATCTCTGTAACTTTTCTTGCAAGAACTTTTCTTGCAGCACGCATGACAATATCCTGAGGCTCACCATTTGGCGAATTAATTCCAACACCGACCAAACCAGAATCATCAGCTACTAGACCGCATATTGTGTTGAGCGCCGCGGCGGGTCCCTTCGTTATCATGTTAATCACAAACACTGGCATAGACGCAATTAGCTGCGGTAAAAATGTCACTATATTAATGCCAAAAGCACCAATTTGTGCAGCAAGATCCGGTCCTATAGAATCATATGCCTGTATCTTCCCTGCAGGATTCTCAACTTCTACACTTTGCCAAGGGCTTTGCACAGTTGATCCACCAGAAATTAGTTGTTCATCGGTTGGCGGGACGGGGCCCGCGAGAGGCAGCACGGGTGGTTTTTTTATGTCTTTGGCTTTTTTTGCAAATTCTGCCAATAGTCCAATAGGCGTAAGCGGCACGTCGATGCCGACTTCTTTCATTATTGGATCTTTGACGCCTGCTTTTCCAAATTCTGCTGCTAAAGCTACAGGATTTGGAATTGCAAATTTTAAAAAGTCAGATAGCTTGTCAATTTTAAGGTTGAGTCCAGGAAATAAGCTAGTTCCTAGCGCAATAGGATCACAAATTGGGAATAGATTAAAATTTGAGGAGACTTCTAAGCTTCGCGCAAGATCTCTGTAGTTTCCAAGAATATTTTTATGGAAGTCAGGGAATTTCTTTTCATCTTTTAGATCTTTAAATACTTCACGTAGATTTGAAGCTAGAGGTGGTATTGGTTTACCGCAAGGAAGCGGATCTTCGTTAGGTTTTACAAGTTCATTAATAACTTCATCAATAAACTTTTCAGTTGCAGAATTTGGGTAACCCTTGGTCAGCTCCGCGGTCGTCGGGTTACCGCCATGAGACTGGAGGATGCCTGCGTGTACCATGCAACCATCGCCAGGTTGTATTTGTGAGGTATTTTCTGACATAGTGATAGATATTTTACTACTTAATCAGGACCTTGCTTGCATATTTTGCTTGTCCCGTGGCTAGAACTTGCCTATTTTCACCAATTCCTGTGGCAGAAGAGCCAGCAAACTGACCGCCCATCGTTGTGATCATTGGCGGTCCCTCAACAGTTCCGTTTGAGGGAATAACTGCGGTGTCTGAGCAGATTACACCAAGATTGGCATCATCTCCGCCAAGCTTTATGTAGCCAAGCGCTGAAGGTTTAAACACGATATCACCGTTGCTCTTAATAACAATCGATGCCCACTTTGTTGTATCAACAAGTTCATTCTTTATCTTTGCCTCTTTGGCATTAACAGTCTCTTCATATGAAGACACAAGTATTTCAACATCGGAACGTGCTATGAGTCTGATCTTATCAGTCTTTATAACTATTGCAGAATCTCCATCAGCATTATCAGCAATTGGCGTACCAAGTCTAGTGTTACCTGTGCTAAATGATGAATTGTAAGTAGCTAATCCGTAATTAGTGTCAACCTTCGTCTTTTGAGATATCTGTATTCTACTTCTATCATTGATTAAGTCAAAGTCACCTTCTTGCTTTGACAATTCATCTTCAGCTTTGCCGAGCTCTTTCTTTATCTCTTTGCCTTTTATTTTGCCCTCTGCACCAAATATTGAAGTAGTACTAACCACTTTACCAAGCGTTTCTTTTGTTTGACCTCTTCCTACGACAAGATCGATGCTTCCTGCATCACCTTGCATATCTTTAGTATTAAATGAAGG